AAAGATAGAGTTGATGATGCATTACACGCAACAAAAGCAGCAATTGAGGAAGGAATATTACCTGGAGGTGGAGTTGCTTTATTAGGAGCAGTTTTTGGTTTAGAATTAAGTGGAAATAAAGATTTTGAATTTGGAACAAGTATTGTTCAAAAAGCATGTAGAAAACCATTTTTACAAATTTTAACTAATGCTGGTTATACTGAAGATAAAGCAAAAGAAATATCATTAGAAGTTGAGGATTTAGATTGGGTAGGATATAATATTAAAACTTTTGAAACTACTAATTTAAAAGAAGCAGGTATTATAGATCCATTTAAAGTAACTAGAAATGCTTTACAAAATGCAGCTTCAATTGCAGGAACAATTCTATTAACAGAAGCAACAATTGTTGACAAACCAAAAGAAGATAATATGTCAGAAATTGATCCAACTGCAATGATGGGAGGAATGATGTAATATGGTTTTAGAATTAATGTTTATATTAAGTTGTTGTCTATTAACCATAATTAAGGATGAAGTATGAAAACAAAGGTTATAGAAAGAAATGAGTTAATTGCTACTAGAGTACCACCTGGAGACAGATGGACTCTAGTAGATGATTCAAAAAAAGTAATTCATAAGTCTTTAACAGATACTTTGGAATCGTACTTAGGTGACACTAACTTTAAAGGTGAATACAGACTAGATCCTATTGGAAGTAAATTATACGCTATTAAAACATCAGAAGAAGAAGTAAAACCTGAACCCATAAAGAAGTATAACATTTATGGGGATGAATTATAAAAATGGATATATTATATAATTGCGGAAAATTAGAGGTAAAAACATCAACCATCCCAAATGGTGGATTTGGAGTATTTGCTACTGATGATATTAAAGTAGGTGAAATATTAGAAGAATGTCGTTATCTTGCTTACTCAAAGGCTTATTCTCTCTTTGAAGACTACAGATTTTGGGTTAATTCAAAAAAAGAAAATACTGCTATAGTTTTAGGCACTGGATCAATTTATAATAGTTCCAAAGAAAAACAAAATGCTTGGTGGGTGGGCCCATCATCTCCAAAAATATTTAAATTTGGAGATATAAAAATTACAAGAATATATTTAGATAGTTTTACTTTTTTTGCAATAAAAGATATAAAAAAAGGTGATGAAATTTTCACATATTATGGTTATAAAGTAAAAAAATGAAAGAACATACATTATTAGTAGAAAAATATCGATCTAAAAACCTTACTGAATATGTAGGTAACGATCATATTAAAAAACAAATACAAAAATATTTAGATCAAGATGACATTCAAAACTTCATATTTTATGGCCCCGCTGGTACAGGCAAAACTACTCTTGCGAAACTCATCGTTAATAACTTGGACTGTGATTACTTATACATTAACGCTTCTGATGAACGTGGGATCGAAACTATTAGGGATAAAGTCACCAACTTCTCAAGTACTGCTTCGTTTCGACAGATTAAAGTTGTCATACTCGATGAGGCAGATTTCCTCACAATTCAAGCGCAAGCATCACTAAGAAATGTAATAGAAACATTTTCAAGAACCACACGTTTTATTATGACGTGTAATTTTATAGAAAGAATAATAGACCCACTACAATCAAGATGTCAAGTACTAAAAATAGTACCACCAAGTAAAAAAGAAGTAGCAAAACATATAAGTACAATATTAAATAAGGAAGAAACAAAATTCGATTTAAAAGTTTTAGCTACAATTATCAATAAACATCATCCGGATATACGAAAGATGTTAAATACCATTCAATTATCAACTAAAGATAATGAGTTAATAGTAGATGAATCCATACTAGTGTCTTCAAACTATATAAACCAAGTCATAACAGAATTAAAAAATCCAAAAACAGATTATAGAAAATTAAGGCAAATAATTGCAGACTCAGGAGTTAAAGACTTTGAAGAATTATATAGATCACTGTTTGATAATGCCAATGAATATGCTAAGGGTAGAGAGGGAAGTGTAGCGGTAATATTAAATGAACATCAATACCATTCAAACTTTAGAATAGATAAAGAAATTAATATCGCAAGCGCGTTAGCAAAAATAATGGAAATCAAAAAACCACAAGTGATATGAGCACTTTTTTTAAATATAGTAATTTAGAATCCAAAAAAATATTCCATACAGATGATAAAATGATGTATGAACATGCCTGGGAATGGAGAAAAAGAGAAGGTGAACGTAATTTAGGTGAGGGTGATGCTTTATGGAGGACTGGGTTAGCTTATATAACATGGAAAGATCCTGAAATTAAAGAAGGCATCTTAGGTTGTTTTAGAAAAGTTAAAGGTGGGCACCACTTTAGAAAAGATTTTTATCAACCTATGAGAGCAACAGGTAGACATGGTGAGGATGATGTTTCAAGAGACCAAGTAACAATGGCGTTTGCTTCATTGGCTGTAAATGGAGATACGGATGAACTTCATGAAATAGCTTCGAAAACCCCATGGAGATTATCTCGAAGAATGAGTATGACTATTGATTTTTACTTTTGGGTTAAATCTTTAACCAAAACTAAATATAAAAAACTATATGCTAATCTACATTTATTAACTCAATTATTATTTACTCCAATAGCTTTAGGACTAAATTTTATTATTGGTAAATCTTTAGGTTTTAAATCTATAAATAATAATAAATATACATCTCGTTATCATTATAATAAAAGAGACAAATGGAATAAATTCCAAAAATCGTTATTTAAAGCTTATTATATGGGGTATGCCTTCCATTTAGCTTGTTGGCAACTATATACACTACCAGTTTCAAATAATAATCCATTAAAATGGTTATTTTGTAAATTAATGTTAACTCATTGTGAACAACAAAACTTTTTATGCAGGCTATTACTAAATGATTTAACAGTTACTCAAGAAGATGTTGATAATTATGTTCCAAAAGAAGGATTTAGATGGCAAATGAGATATGATGGTTCATGTCCTAGTTATCATAATGAAAAATCTCAAGAATGGAAAGACAAGTATTTAAAACATAATCAATTAGACAAAGATTGCTTAATAACAATGTATAATAAAATAAAAAATAAACAATGAACAACCCAACACAACAACAAGCACCAAATATAGATTTTGCTGCTACAACATCAATAGATGGCTTTGACGGAGGAAAATTATTTGGTCAAGCTTTTGTATTAAGAAAAGTATCAAAATTTGTAGTAGGAGGAAATGAAGACGCTATCCTACCAATTCCAGTATTTTATGATATGGAAACAAAGAAAATTATAACTGATTCATTACCTAAAGAACTAAGAGAAGAATATAAAGATATTTCTATTTAATGGAGATATTAATCATTAAAGATAAAGAATATGAAATTTTAGAAGAAAAGTCAACTTCTGAATATAGGAAAACTTATCGTCTTAGGGATCTAAATGACGATAAGTTATATTCTTTACTTATTGAAGATTATAGGGAAGCTGATTTTATAGTAGATGGAAAATTTACTTCAACAATAAATAAAATAGGAACCAGCCCCCTTTCAACAGTAAAACACCCTGAAAATATTAGATTTAAGACTATAAAATCTAAAAGTAAACTCCCTAAAATCTTCAGAATTATCAATTCATCTGGAAGTGTTAGTAGAAAAAGACATATATTTAAAGCTCTTACTTGGAGAATATTTTCAACCCTAACTACTATCCTTGTAGCTTATTTAATTACAGATGAACCCTTAATTGGGGTAACAATTGGTGGGATAGAGTTTTTTATTAAAATACCCATTTATTATTTTCATGAAAGAGCATGGTTTAGATTTTCAAAGTATGGAGTTAAAAAACAAGACTAAAAATATATTTGATTGGTTAAATGAAATAACCCTTCATAAATCATCAGCTGAGGAATTTACGGATAAAGACTGGGATAATTTCAATTCATATATGGTACACAGATTCATAAGTATGAACTTATATTACGTTGAACTTGCTAATTATGCACAGTCTTTAATGCCTCATAACAAAAAAGAAATATACAATTTCTATAAAGAGATGATTCCAGAAGGTAAAAGTTATTTTAAATATATTAAATCAAAATCTAAAAGTTACAATAAGGAATTAATAGAAATACTCTCTAATTACTTTAAGATTGGAACCTCAGAAATTCCTACTTATATTAATATCCTCGGAAATGAAAAAATAAAAAAGATATTAAGAGAAACAGGTATTGTAGAAAAAGAAGCTAAAAAACTATTAAAATAAAATTATGGCAAACCATTTAAAAAGTTGGATTACAGTTAAGGCTAATAATGACACCTTAAAATATGTTGATTCTTTAATAGATAAAACTGAAGAAAAATATGAAAATGATGACCACGGTATAACAGCATTTGCAAAGGCATTTTATAAAGATGTTGATTGTGGAAGTGGTGGAGGAGTGATGTATGATTGGGCAGTTGATAATATGGGTGCTAAATGGACTCATTTAGAAGATGTTGAAGATGAAGGAGAATTCTCAACTACATCAGCTTGGTACCCACCAAAAGATTTTTTTATTCATTTATATAAATTATGTGCTGAATTAGATGAAAATGTAGAAATTGAAGTATTATATGAAGATGAAACACATGATCCAATAGGTGCTATTGTTGTTAAAAAAGATAAAGATGGCACTCCTTGCATATGGGAAGAAGAAGATTATGTAGAAAACCCAACTGATGATATGGATTGGGATGATGAAGGTTATGATGAAGTACAACAAGAGTTTTATGATGAAGTTTATGAAACTAAACAAGAACTTTTAAAAGAATGTCATTCATTAGTACTTACTGATGGTGAACCAATTTAATAAAAAATAAAGTTATGGCAAAATTAAGAAAAATGGTTACTTACACTGATTACAGATGGGAGATAACAGAAGATTTAACCCCAGAACAAATTAAAAAATGGAAATCTGAAGATGAAGATCTTCAAGAAGAAGTATTAGATGAAGTTGAATTTGACTTATCACATGATAAAGTTTTAGAAGATCATGATTGGCCTGAATTAATAGAAGATGAAGATGACAAATAAAGAAATAATTAAAATTTTTGAAAAAGAATATCCTGAATTATCTAAAGAATTTAAGGACATCCAAGATGAAATGTATAAAATGTTTGCAGCTAAACATATGGATTATGGATTACAAAATATTTCACTAGGAGGAGATTTGACTAAAGATAATGATAAAAAATTTTCATTAACAGGATTAGCAATTAGATTAACAGATAAGATATCAAGACTAAGAAATTTACTAACTAATGGTAGAAATTTTGTTAAGGGTGAAGGAATGGAAGATACGTTTATAGATGTAGCTAATTATGGTATAATTGGTTTGTTAGTTGGTAGAGATAAATGGAAAAAATAAAATGCCTAAATTACCATCTATAGTAAAAGAAATAAAAAGTTATGAACCTATAAAGGTTAATTACGCTTATCAAAAGAATATTTCATACTCACAATATTCAATGTGGAAGAAATGTCCTAAACAATGGGCACTACAATATAGAGATGGTCATAAAGTTTACACCCCAAGTATTCATACTGTATTTGGAAAAGCACTACATGAAGCATTTCAACATTATATTCAAGTGATGTATGAAAAAAGTGGGGCAGCAGCTGATAGAGAGGATATTTTAGAAATATTAAAAGATAAACTTAGAGAACACTACCAGGATGAATATAAGAAAAACAAAAACCAACATTTTTCAGATCCAGGTGAATTGAGTGAGTTTTATCAAGATGGAGTTGAAATATTAAATTATTTAAAAAAGAACAGAGGTAAATATTTTTCAAAACGGGGTTGGCATTTAGTAGGAATTGAAACTCCTATAACATTACCTCCAATTTCCACAAACCCTAATGTTTTATTTATCGGCTATTTAGATATTGTAATGTATAATGAAACATTAAATAAATTTAAAATAATAGATATTAAAACATCTACTAAGGGTTGGAAGTTAGATTATGTTAAAAAAGATGAAGATAAACAATTTCAACTTATATTATACAAAAAATTCTTTGCTGAACAATTTAATGTACCTGTAGATAATATTGATATTGAATTTTTTATTACAAGAAGAAAAGTATATGAAGGTGGAGATTACCCACAAAAAAGATTTCAATTATATGAACCACCATCAGGAAAAATAAAAAGATCTAGAGCAACAAATGCAATACATGATTTTATAAAAGATTGTTTTAAAGAAAATAGTTATACTGATAAGGTAATGCTACCCAATCCAAGTAAATGGAATTGTACTTTTTGTGCTTTTAAAGAAGATAAAAAATTATGCGGCTTAGGCGGCGATTTTTAGGAATATTGATATATTTATATAAAATAATTATTAACCAAATAAACCAAAATGGCAGAAAAGAAAGATATGACTCTTACTAGTGTTAAAGTTAAGAGTGATTTATTTGAAAATTTTAAAATAGAATGTGTTAAAAGAAAATTCTCATTCCAAAAATTATCAGATAGAGCAATTCATCTTTATTTAACAGATGAAGAATTCAGAAAAAAAATAAACAACCACACTAACCTAGAATTATAATAATATGAATAAAAGTTTTAAATATCTTCCTCAAAATGAGAGAAAGAAAATCCTACTAATATGTGATGATATAAGAGTACACTCAGGAGTAGCTACTGTAGCTAAAGAAATGGTACTTAACACAGCCCAGCATTTTAATTGGGTACAATTAGCAGGAGCTATTAAACATCCAGATCAAGGTAAAAAATTTGACTTAAGTATTGATACTAATAAAGAAACAGGATTAGAGGATTCAAATGTTATCCTATATCCTATTGACGGTTATGGCAACCCAGATTTAATTAGACAAATGATTAAAATGGAAAAACCAGATGCTATCTTTATTATTACAGATCCAAGATATTTTGAATGGTTGTTCAATATGGAGAGTGAAATTAGAAAAGAAATACCAATTATATATTTAAACATTTGGGATGATTATCCTGCTCCACTATATAATAAAGCATTTTATGAATCATGTGATGCCTTGTTAGCAATATCAAAACAAACAAAAAATATTAATGAAATTGTTTTAGGAGATAAAGCTAAAGATAAAATTATTAAATATATTCCTCATGGGTTAAACCCAAAATACTATTTTCCAATAGATAAAAATTCAAATGAGATTCAAAATTTAAAAAAGAATATATTTGGGGATCAAGATGTAGATTTTATTATGTTTTTTAATTCTAGAAATATTAGAAGAAAACAAATTCCTGATACAATGCTAGCGTTTAGATTATTTTTAGACTCATTACCTAAAGAAAAAGCTAATAAGTGTAAATTTATATTACATACTGAAGTAGTACATGAAGCTGGAACTGATTTAGGAGTAGTTAATGAATTACTATTTGGAAAAGATTATCCAAATGCTATTTCATTCTCAACTAATAAATTAAGTACATCAGATTTAAATTTATTATATAATTTAGCAGATGTTCAAATTTTATTAACTTCAAATGAAGGATGGGGACTAACATTAACTGAAGCCATATTAACGGGGACACCTATTATAGCTAATGTGACAGGGGGAATGCAGGATCAAATGAGATTTGAAGATGAAAATGGAAACTGGTTTACACCATCACCAGATTTACCATCTAACCATACAGGAAAATATAAAAAACATGGAGAATGGGCATTTCCAGTATATCCAACAAATAGGTCATTACAGGGATCACCTCAAACTCCTTATATTTGGGATGATAGGTGTACAGCTGAAGATGCTTGTGATAGAATTAAAGAAGTTTATAATTTAGGCCATGATAAAAGAGTTGAAGTAGGAATGAAGGGTAAAGAATGGGCTTTAAGTGATGAAGCCGGTTTTACCTCTGAGAAAATGAGTAATAGAATTATAGAAGCAGTTGATGAATTATTTGACACTTGGGAACCAAGAGAAAAATTTGAGTTAATTAATACTAATGCAAATATTAAAAAAGTACAAACACATAAATTAGTTTATTAAAATGAGTAAAGAAACAGTAGTAATAAGTTGCCCAATTAATACATACTCAGGGTATGGAGCAAGAGGTAGAGATGTAGCTAAAGCATTTATTGAATTAGAAAAATATGATGTTAAAATTTTACCCCAAAGGTGGGGTAATACACCTTGGGGATTTATAGAGGACCACCCAGAATGGTCATTTTTAAATAATCATTTATTTTATCCTCAACCAAATCAACAATATCCCCAACCTGATATTTGGGTACAAATTACCATCCCAAATGAATTTATGAAGCAGGGTAAATATAATATAGGAATAACAGCAGGTATTGAATCAACTTTAGCTCCTGCTGATTGGGTTGAGGGATGTAACAGAATGGATTTAGTATTAGGTTCTTCTAAACATACTATAGATGTATTAAAAAATTCAAAATTTCAAAAACATGATCAAAATACAAATCAAGTTTTAGGTAACATAGAATTAAATACTAAAACTGATGTTTTATTTGAGGGATTAAATTTAGACATCTACAAACCAGTAAAGTCTAGTTTAGATCTATCAAATATTAGAGAATCATTTTGTTATTTATTTGTAGGACATTGGATACAAGGAGATTTTGGACATGATAGAAAAAATGTAGGTTTACTTATTAAATCTTTTTGTGAAACTTTTAAAAATAAACAAAAACAACCAGCTTTAATTTTGAAAACAAGTCATGGAGTTGTCTCATACATGGATAAAGAAAAAATATTACAAAAGATTCAAACAATAAAAGACACAGTTAAAGGTAAATTACCTAACATTTATTTATTACATGGTGATTTCACAGATTCTGAGATAAATGAATTATATAACCACAATAAAGTTAAAGCTATGGTTAGTTTAACTAAAGGTGAAGGATTTGGAAGACCATTATTAGAATTTACACAAACTAAAAAACCTATTATCACCACAGGGTGGTCAGGACATACAGATTTCTTAAAACCTGATATGAGTCTTTTATTACCGGGCACTTTAAATGATGTTCATCCTAGTGCTCAAAATAAATGGTTAATTCAAGGTTCAAAATGGTTTGATGTTGACACAATGTCATTAGGAAGAGTATTAAAAGATACTCATAAAAAATATAAAGAATTACTTCCAAATGCAAGACGCCAAGCTACACATTCAAAAGATAATTTTAGTTTTACTAAAATGGTAGAAAAATTAAATATTATTTTAAATGAAAATGTTCCTAAATTCCCAAAACAAACAGAATTAAAATTACCAAAATTAAAAAAGGTAGGAGAAAATAAAACAGAACTACCAAAACTTAAACTACCAAAATTAAAGAAAATATGAAAAGTGATAAATTAGTTATATGTGATCTTTGTGGGTCTGATGCTTGTTATAATTTTGAAATAAATGACAAAATTCAAAATTGGAGTTGTTTAGGTTGTGGTTTTCAAACAAACACATTAATGAAAAAAGATGAACCATTCTTTGAAGAAAATCTAAAAGCAATGCCAGAACTACATAAAGAAATAATTCAAGAGGGTAAGGATGGAAAGATGTGGTTTCCACAAACTATTAATGTTGAAGATTTAGGGATGGTTTTTGCTGATGGTACAAGTTCAAAAAATTGGAAGTGGTCTGCAGTTAAAGTAAAAAAGTTCTCTATGGAAAATAAAGAGGAATTTAAAGTGATAGGACAAGAAGATAAATATTATCCTCATAAAACAGATATGAGTACTAAAAAACAATTTGAACCTGGTGATTTCATGAGTGCTATATTCCATCTTGATTTACTTCCTGATTTGAGAGATTAACACTATTACCTACGTATCATATTTATAAACATGATACCTAATGTTTTTCATTTTATATTTGGTTTGAATAAAGATTTTGGTGGTAAACCTTTTAACTTATCTCATTATTTAGCTATCAAATCAGCTATACAAGTAAATAAACCTGATAAGGTATATTTTTATTACAAGTATCTACCACAAACTAAATGGTTTAAAAAAATTCAAGATCAAATTGAATTAATTAAAATAGACCCACCAAATCATATCTTTAATAACCCATTATATCATGTAGCCCATCAAGCTGATATAATTAGATTAGAAATACTAAAAGAAAAAGGTGGTATTTATATGGATATCGATACTATATGTGTTAAACCTTTTACGCCTATACTAAATAATGAATTCATCATAGGGGAACAATTATCTGAAGATGGAAATAATATTTATGGTTTATGTAACGCTGTTATATTATCAACACCAAATAATTCCTTTATAAATACATGGTTTAATTCTTATAAACATTTTAGAGCAAAACCTAAAACTCAGGATATTAATTCTAGTGGTGGTGAAAACTATCACTATTGGGATGAACATTCTGTATCTGTACCTAGATTTTTATCAAACCAATTCCCAGAAAAGATATATATTGAAAATCACAAAAGTTTTCATTATCCAATTTGGGATAATAAAGGTATTAAAATGTTATTTAAAGAAGATCATGATTTTAATGAAGCTTATTGCCATCATTTATGGGAATCTACTTCTTGGAAATATTTAAATAATTTAACCGTGAAAGATATTAAAACAATAAATACTACTTACAATAAAATAGCAAGACGTTTTTTATGATACCTAAAATAATTCATCAAATTTGGTTCTCCCCTGATGGAAAATACCCCCAAAAATATGACTTTTGCCAAGAATCATGGTCTAAAGTAAACCCAAACTATCAATATATTTTATGGGATGAAAAAAGTTCCCAACATCTTATTGAAAAAGAATTCCCAGATTTTATAAACACTTACAACCAAGTAAAGGATGTGATGGTGAAAACAGATTTGTTAAGAATTTTAATAGGTTATCATTATGGTGGGGTATATGCTGATTTAGATGTTGAATGTTTGAGACCTATAGATGAATGGGTTTTAGATTTAGATAAAATTAATATACCTTTAGAACCAAAAGAACATAATTCTTTTATGTTAGGGTGTGCTACATTTTGTTTAAAAGAAAAAAATGAAAAATTATTAAAATTATTAGAGTTTGGATTAGAAAAATTCGAAATTGAAAAGCAATGGAAAATAGGATATAATATGGAAGCTTTTGGTCCAAAAAATTGGACCCAATTTCAAATGAAACATCCTGAATATTATAATATAATAGATACTAAATTAATGTTTCCTATTCCTGATACTAGTATATCATCTAAATTAGATGAACTTTATAAAGACACTATTAAAAATAAAAATTTTGAAGACGCTTATTGTGTTCATTATTGGGATCATTTACATTGGCCCAGACCTAGTATATTAGATAAGTATTATAATGACTTAAAACCATGATTTTTAACATAATAGCTACTTTTAGAAATAATGAAAGTTATTTGTCAAATTTTCTCCTTCCTTTATTAAAAACTTTAGAAAAAGATTATAATTTTTATTATTATTTTTATGAAAATGATTCTGAAGATAATACTAGAAGTCTTCTTAAGAATTTTATGAAAGGTAAAAATGGTGAATTTAAATATGAAGATTTTAATTCTAAAAAACATCCAAGAAATTTAGATCCAACCCGAGTACAAAATATAGTTAACGCTCGAAACCAATATTTAAATTTAAGACCTTATAAAGGAGAATGGTCAATAATGATAGACTCTGATGTTACTTTTTCTTTAAGTATTATAGATCAATTTTTAAAAATAAAAAAGCCAAAAGATTTAGTAGCATTAGGATGTAATGGTAAAGATTCAAATAAATGTAAAACTAATCCCAATGATAATCATTTTTATGACACTTTAGGTTTAATAGATAAAAAGAATTTTTTAGGTTTAGATTTTTTATGGAAATATGGATTCCAGTCTTGTCCCTTTGAAGATGAAGATGATAAAAACAAATGGTTTAATGGAGAATTAGTTAAAGTAAATAGTGGATACGGTGGGGTTTGTTTTTTTAAAACTGAAATTCTAAACAAACCTGAATTAAAATATGAATTAAAAACAATAAAAAAAGGAATATATGCCCCTGATAAAATATTAGCATGTGAACATTGGGATTTTTCTGAAAAACTTAGAAAATTTGGTAATATTTATATGTGTCCTACTATAATTGTTAGAAATACTGAATAAAAATGATACCAAAAATAATATATAAAACTGGTCCTTTTAAAGAAGAAAATCTCCCTAAAAGTGTCAAAAAATTATTTAAGCGTACCCTTCAAACCAACCCAGAATATAAAATAGAGTATTATGATGATAGTAGGTGTAGAGAATTTTTATCATTAAATTACCCTCCTGAGGTTTTAGAATCTTATGATAATATAATTCCTGGAGCTTATAAAGCTGATTTATTTAGATATTGTATTTTATATAAAAAAGGAGGAATATACACTGATTTACCTTTACATTTTTTAATACCTATTTCTTCATTAATAGATCATGAAAAAAATGACCTTGTGTTAGTTGATGATATGGCCCACCCTACAATCCCAAATCCTGGGATCCAAATATCATTTATGGCAGCAATACCTAACCACCCAGTTTATAAAAAGGCTATTGAAATGGCTGTAGAAACTATTAAAAATAAAGAATATGGAGTTGATCAATTAGATGTGATGGGGCCTAAATCTTTTAGAAGAGTTGTAAATATTACTAATACTAAATATAGGGTAGATCTTATACAACATGATAATGATTATCTAAAATTTAAAACTAATAATGAATTAGCAATCAAAACCAGGATTTCACAATTAGCTGATGATTGTTTTATGTTTTATAAGTATAAAGCAGAGAAAAATAATATAAAACTTCCACATAATTTTAATTATATGTTAGTCCCAAATAAGATTCCTACAACTCTTGAAGAACTAGAACATTACCATTATTCAACATTATGGAAAATGAAAAAAATATATAAAACTGAACTATGATACCTAAAAATATATACCAAACACAAAAATCCCAAGATTTTATTAATAGTAGATATAGATTAAAAGAAGGACAAGACTCATGGAAAAAACATGAAGCTAAAGGGTTTAATTACCATTTTTATAATGATCAAGAGTGTGATTCTTTTATAAAAGAACATTTTAATGATATATATGATGCATACCAAAAGCTCCCAATCCCAGTAATGAAAGCTGATTTATGGAGATATTGTGTTGTATATCATTATGGAGGAATTTATGCTGATGCTGATACTTATTGCAATATTAGAGATTTAAATAAAATTTTTATAAAAGATAAACAATTTGTAGGGACAATAGAAGATAATCTTATTACTTTTTGCAATTGGATTTTTGCCACTCCTGCTAAATCCCCATTTCTTAAAGAAGTAATTGACCTTTCAGTACAAAGGATAAGAAGTTGTGATAATTTCCAAGTAGAACATATAACACATTATTTAACAGGTCCAGCTGTATTTTCAACAGCAATAGAACAATTCTTATCTTCATTAAATAAACCAATCCACAGAAATAGAATATTTTTTCGTGAAAAAATGACTGAAGTTATTGACTATTTAAGTTTAAATAATAGTGATATGATAATTTATGAACCTATAGATTTTCACAAAAATAAAATTCAACATCTTTTTAGTGGACAGTGGATTGGAGGGTGGATTGATGATGTTCATGAATTAACAGGAATTGAACATATAAAAACAAACATAGACGAGCAAGGGAACTGGATGGGTGATATTGCATATAAAAACAAATATAAATGAACAAAGAAAATCAAAATATAACCCCAAACAGTGAATTTTACATGGGAACTTTTAAACATGCAGCTCCATTAGGAAGTTTCTGTTTTTCATCAGCTATACTGTGGGATCGTAAAATAAGGAAAGAGGCATTACCTTTTGATTGGTTATTTACAAACCCTTTAGAGGTAGCTCATATTCTTGAAACAGATTTCAAACACTATCTAGACAAAACTCAGTATATTGATATAGCTGATATAGCCCCAGAACATGGAGGTAGACAAGCAGGTCATAAAATGTATCATGAAAATTTCTTCAACCATAAAAATCCTAGAACAGATGAAGATTATCAATATAGTATAAGATGTGTTGAGAGATTTAGAAAATTTCTTCAATACCCCGAAAAAAAACTATTTATAGTATCTTATAGATCTGGTATTAATACTCATACAAATAAATTTGAAAATGTGGGTTTAAATAAAACCCAAGTTCAACAAGAATTAATGGTTTTAGATAAAGTGTTACAATCCAAAACCCAAAATTATTCAATTTTTTGCCATGTTAATTATAAAAGCCAATTTAATTACCCAAGTAGTTCATTATTTAAGTTATCTAATCATATTATTTTACATGAATACTATAGTACCCAAATAAATGGAGGGTTAGGTTATGATAATCCTTTAGATAAACTTACTTTTGATAATCTTTTTGACTCAATAGCAGAATTTAAATGAAAAATTTAGTATTCTCCTCAGTAGGAGACAACACAGGCTTTGATAATATATGGTTAGGCCCAAAACGTAATTATGATGTATGGGTTATATATTATGGAGACAATGATGAAAATTATGAAAACTATAAATCAAAAGTAGATTATATAGAAAAAAGAAAAGGTGACAAATGGCAAAATTTTCACCATGTATATAATACTCATTATGACAAAATTCAAGAATATGATAGAATATTTTTTCCTGATGATGATATTATAATAACAACTGGAGATATAAAAAGGATGTTTCAATTATCCTTAGAATGTGATTTATGGATATGTCAACCTTCATTTGCTAAAGGAAGTGAAATAGGATGGGACATAAATAAAACTACTCCAGGCCGTTTTTTAACATATACAAATTTTGTAGAAAATAATAGCTGTTTAATGACTAGGGATGCTATAAATAACTTTATGAAAGTATACAGTCCTAAATTATTAAGTTGGGGGGTAGACTTCATTTATATGATAACTAATAATCATGAAGAACCTAATAATCATAAAAGGTTTGCTATTATAGATAAAATCCAATGTATAAATCCACCAGCATTTTTAAAATCAATAGAAAAAATAACCACCCCAACAGTTAGGGAGTATCATCTTAAATACTCAAAATTTTCTAAAAAATATTGGGACAATTCTGATAAATCTGGTTCTAACAATCAATCCCGTGAATTTTCAAAACTAAAGAGATATAATAATAGAATGCAATTATTCATAGCCTTTTGCATAACAAACCCAGAAATAAAAATGTTTAAACCTAAAGTTAAATGGTTTGTTGATGATAAAATCCAACAAGTAAATTACGCTAAGAGTAATTATTCCCCTTTTGTTGATGTTGAATTTAATAAAAGTATAAAATTTAAAAAATCTGATTTACCAAAAACTGCATTTTTATTCTTAACAAGAAATAACTTAAAGCAACCAAAATTATGGTATGATTATTTAACAGATGGAGCTGATAAATGTAATATATATGCTCATACCAAAGAAAGAGATAAATTAAACCAACAATTCCTAATAGATGCCCAAATCCCAGAACATATACATACTGAATGGGCTAATAATAATTTATTAACAGCTACTAATTTATTAATAAAAAATGCCTTAAAAGATCCAACAAATAAATATTTTATTTTAGTATCTGAAAGTTGTATCCCATCTCAATCATTTGATTTGACTTATAATATACTTCATAATAAAACAAAAAGATCATACCTATATACACAAATAACCCCTAAAATATCAGACATAGACACTAATAATAGACAAAGAAATTACGCATTCCAAAGTATAACAAACCCTGAAAAATTAAACATTACTTGGGAAAATATAACAAGAAACTCCCAATGGATGATTTTAACTAGAGAACATGCTGAAATAATAGTGAAATATGATCATGTAGATATGTGGAAAGATTTTAATGTAGCTGATGAATGGTATCATTATAATGTTATAAGACATTATGATCCTCAATATGCGTCTAATATTATAACTAATAAAAAATCAACTTTATTTGCATATTTTTCATTAGCAATACCAAATAAATTTCTAAAAAAGAAAAGACCCACACCTTCAATGATGGCAGTAAACCCAAATGCGCATCCAGATGAATATGATAATTTAGAATTAATTTTACATTTAAAAAAGGAATACCAACCATATTTTATAAGAAAAATACCTTCTAGTTTAGAAATAAATTATGAAGATATAAAATAATAAACTAAAATTAAAAACTAGTTTGTCTTTATTAAATAATTTTCATATATTCATATTATATGAAAATAAGTTACGCAATCACAGTCTGTAATGAATTAAATGAAATTCAAAGGCTAATAGGCTTTTTACTAGAAAATAAACACCAAGAGGATGAAATAGTAATACTATTTGATTCTACTAATGGTTCCCCCAAAGTTGAAGAATTCCTTAGAGCTAAATCAACAAATGGAGAATTTAATTGGTTCCCTTATCCATTTAAGGGACATTTCTCTGATATGAAAAATTTCTTAACTGGTATGTGTAGTGGGGATTATATATACCAAATTGATGCTGATGAACTTCCAACCAAATTTATATTAAATAATATATCTAGTATATTAAAAATGAATGAACAAATAGATGTTCTTTTAGTTCCACGAATAAATACTGTAGAAGGTCTTACCCAAGAACATATTCATAAATGGGGTTGGAGAGTTAATAATAAAGGATGGGTTAATTTTCCTGATTACCAATGGAGAATTTATAGAAATAATGATAAAATAAAATGGAAAAATAAAGTGCATGAGATATTAGAAGGTTATGAAGTTATGTCTCAATTACCACCTGAGAATGAATATTGTTTACTTCATGATAAAACAATAGAAAAACAAGAAAAACAAAATGATTTTTATAATAAACTATGAAAAAAAACATACCATTATTTAAAGTAAAAATGAATCCTACTGCTAAGGAAGAAGTTGGTAAAGTATTAGATTCTGGTTTTATAGGGCAAGGACCTAAAGTTGATGAATTTGAAAAATTATTAATCCCTCGATTTAATAACCCTTACACTGTAACAGTTAATTCAGCTACATCAGCAGAACATTTAGCATTACATTTATTAAAAAAACCAAAACCATTTGATGGAACAACATCATATAATTCTAATTGGCCTGGAATACAAGATGGGGATGAGGTTTTAGCAACACCTTTAACATGCACGGCAACTAACTTTCCAATTCTAGCTAACAATATGAAGATCAAATGGGTTGATGTTGATAAGAGAACACTCAATATGGATCTTGATGATCTCGCGAGAAAGATTACAACTAAAACAAAAGTTATCTTTGTTGTACATTGGGGTGGATATCCTATTGACTTAGACAAACTCAAAGAGATACAGAATAAAGCATTTAGACATTTTGGATTTAAACCTGCAATCATAGAAGATTGTGCTCATGCATTTGGGAGTAAATTTAATGGTAAGCCAATAGGCAGTCATGGAAACATATGTACTTTTAGCTTTCAAGCTATAAAACATATGACAACAGCTGATGGAGGTGCTTTAGTATTACCACATGAAGAGCTTAACAGACGAGCTAGACTTTTAAGATGGTATGGTATTGATAGAGACTCAGATAGAAAGGATTTTAGATGTGAGGTAGATATACCAGAGTGGGGATTCAAATTTCACATGAATGATGTTAATGCTACAATCGGGATTGAAAATTTAAAGATTGTTGATGAAGAGGTGGTTAAAAAACACAAAGACAACGCTGCCTATTATGATGAAGAATTAGGGCAGATTGATCGAACTTTTAAATCATTAATATGTCTTCCTAGTAGAGATTCAAGAATGGAATCATCATTCTGGATTTATTCAATACTTGTCGATCGTAAAGATGACTTTATGAAGTATATGAAAAAGTGTGGAATAGCAGTTAGTCAGGTTCATGAAAGAAATGATATTCATTCCTGTGTTAAAGAGTTTAAAACACAACTACCATCATTAGATTGGGTAAAAGACCATTTGGTAAATATCCCAGTTGGATGGTGGGTAACAAAAGAAGATAGAGAATATATTGTTGAATGTATAAAAAAAGGATGGTAATGAGTGTAGATTTAGAATCATCAGTTAAAAATCAAGGAAAATGGGTAACTAAAATTATTCATTTTATTGAAGGTGAAAAACGAACAATTGAAGGAGTAAATACTCATACAATTAGACAAGGCCAATTCACTAAATTTCATTTAAAGGATGGTAGTTATTTAATGGTTAATGATAAGAATGTATTAATGATAGAAGTATTTAAAGAAGAATAATTATGTATCAAAAACCTAATCATATCTATTCTTCATATTCACAAAATAATATAGGAGAAACAATTTACAATGTTGTTAGAGAACTAAAACCAAAAAAAATAATTGATTTTGGTTTATTATATGGTTATTCTACAGTATGCCTAGCTCAGGGAGTTAGAGATAATGGGTTTGGAGAAATTATAGGATATGATTTATTTGAAGATTACCAATATAAAAATTCAATAAAAGATATAGTAGAATATAATTTACAATATTATAACTTGAATGAATATGTAACTTTAATTAAAAAGGATTTTAATAAATGGTTAGAAGAAATGGAAGATTTTGATTTGTTACATTTAGATATTTCTAATAATGGAGATATTATAAATAAAATTTATAAAAAATATCCTACTAAAAAAATACTATTTGAAGGGGGGGTTAAAGAAAGAGACAATATAGAATGGATGAAAATTTACAATAACAAAAAAATAAATTCCATTAAATCCAAGACTAAATATAAAATATTAAATGATAATTTCCCAGGAATCTCAGGAATAAACATAAACTTATGAAGATAAACTATGTTATAGCTACATATAATGGTGTAAATAAGAGAAAACACACAAACCCATTTCCAAAAGATACATTAATTTTCCATTTAAATAAATTAAAAGAATTAGAAAGTAGTGTATCCCAAATAACTATAATGAAACCAAAATCAGAAGAGTTATTTAAAGGTTATTATGACTTTGATAAAAATACCACCATCCCAATTGAAATCATAGAATGTGAAAATTATGGATACTCAGGGGGACAGTTTTTAAAAGCCTATGAAAAATACCAAGACAAATTTGATTATTATATTTTTATAGAGGATGATTATTGTGCTGGGATGGATCTATTTGATAGAATTTTAATCCATTGCTATCAATATAAATTTAAAAAGTTTAAAAAATAATAAAGCTGCGCAAAAACAAGCTGTATTAATGCTTTATGCACTAGACAGGTTTAAGAGTGCAGCTGTTGATCCAATATCTAAATCGTTTACTATACATCAAAGTA